CAAGCGCCTTCTTAGCGTAAGACATAAAAAGTCCTCTATGACTCAGTGTGTACTAAACGAAACAAACTAAAGTTGTTTAAAAGTAAAGTATTCACCAAGTCGCAGAGGACTCGGGGTATGTAGATTCAGACCATTTAAGATCAAGAATCAGTATTGATTTTAACTATTTATCCTTTTTTCCATGCTTCACCTTCTGCCTTTCTTCTACGTGCAAGACCTGCCTCTACATTTGAACCAGGATTGCGGTAGAGATAAAGAGCATCGGGAACTAAATCCCACTCCTTATTCTTCAGGCGTTTAGTAATAGTATTAAAGTTATCACCACCGTAAAAACCGGCACCAAGATTATAAGCAAAGCTGAGCAGAGCGCCTCTTTTTCCATCTGACATTTCACTCCAATGTGGGATTTTGCGAAGGGCAGGAAGAAACTCATTCTTACATTGTTCAATTAGAAGTGTATCTGCTTCTTGTTGGGTGAGAGTATCACCTAGTTTGAAGTGTGACCCATCCTTCCTACGGGTAGAACCCCAACCAATTGTGATTGGAAGTCCACCAGTCAGAGGATCAGGATATGCTTTTAAATGACATCCTTCAAACTCTTTAATTAATTTGATGCCAATTTGTGGAACATCATCGCCACCTGTTACAGGAGCTGCAGCAGCGGCAGGGGCTGGTGCAGCACTAGTCTTTTTTCCGCGATAAATCTCTGCCCAATCAATGTTATCTTCTAGATATTTGACTGGTAGGTTGTCTTCTAACCACTGAACTGCCTTAACATGGTTAGGATTTTTTTCATCATAAAATTTGAAAAAGTTGTGTAAATCAATTCTTGCCATTTGTTCCTCCGAAATACTTTTGATAAAGATCGTTTGCTTCCTTATGTTTGCCCGTATTCGTAAGATCCTTAATTACTTTAAGGATCTTTCTTTTAAAATTAGTCGAAGATTCTGCCCCATCCATCGTTTCCTCCTGGACACCAGCGATGCTTGAGAACTGCTTTGGTGTAAATGGTTTTCTTACCATTTGTCACTGGACCAGTATAGTTATCATTGAGAGAACCATAAGGATCATTTACATAATATCCCTTACCATCAGGAGTCTTACCGATTACAACACACATGTGCCCACCAGTAGGTGCAGATAAAGAACCGCGATGCAGGATACCAATAACGACAGGCTTCCCAGCATCAAGACTCTTATCAATATCAGCAAAAGAAAGATTGTAACTAAAGTGTGACTTAATTCCATAACCTGCCAGAACTTTCGTCTGTACGGCATGGTCAGTTGTATCGCCAATCGCAAATACTTTCTTAACGTATTCGTCATCACCTTTAATGCTTCCTGGCTTGAGGAAAGCAAGGCACATAGCACACGATGAACTGTTACAAGTTCTATGTGCATCTCTATAGTTATCTACTTGATTAAAGTATGGGACTGCAAGAACCGCTGGAGTTGGTGGTTTTGTTCTGAAGATACCAATCCAATCGGTCTCTGAATCATCTAGAAATTGAGCAGGTAGGTTATCCTCTAACCACTGAACTGCTGCTACATGATTCGCATTACCATCATCATAAAACTTAAAAAAGTTATGAAGATCTAGGGTCATGGATTATCTCTATAAACACTAACGTATTTATAGAAAAAGCGCCCTTTTGGGCGCTTTGATTATCTTCATGCAGTAACTGTTTCTCGTACTGTAGACTTCACGTAATCCAGAACATTCTCAGGAGTAGTTTCTTCGTAAGGGTCACTGTCCGCATTGTCACGCTGACCTGCCTCAATGAATAGTTTTTCGATGATTCCATTATCCACGACCGCAGCATAACGCCAAGAGCGATCACCGAAACCAAGATTAGACTTATTGACGAGCATACCCATAGAACGTGTGAAATATGCATTACCATCAGGGATCAGTTTTACATTCTTGATGTTCTGATCTTGAGCCCAAGCATTCATCACAAACCCATCATTAACAGAGATGCAGTAAATATTGTCGATGCCACTACCAATAAAGTCGTCGTATTTCTCTTCGAATCCAGGTAACTGATAGGCACTGCAAGTAGGAGTGAAAGCACCAGGCAAACTAAAAATGACAACGCGCTTTTCATTAAAAAGTTCTGAAGAGGTACGTTTTACAAATTCACCGTTTTCACGAAATACAAATTCTACTTGAGGAATTTGATATTGTTCTTTACGCATTTTAACCTCCATCAGAATACGCCGGGAATAATTTGCCCAGTAGTGAGATAAGAACCCATGGCAGCTACGATTCCAATCATTGCAGCCCATCCATTAATACGCTCTGCTTTTTCGGTAAAAATTTTGTTCATTTGTTTTCTCCTTGATAAGGGTGTTGTTGTTTAAGTTCAGGATTAGGTTGGGAAAAAACCATAGGACTTCTGGTTTTATTTTTGATAACAATAAAAGCATCGTTCTGATAAGTTACTGTTCCAAATGGTTTTGCCCATTTTGGGTTTGCATCTGGATGAGTTGCAGTTCCTGTAACTGCTACACCACCGATTTCAACTGATAGTTCATCGTTTGCGTCCCATCCAAGTTTTTCAAGGGCAATCGCAAATTGCCCAAGCATTCCAGCAGTCATTAATAAGTTTCCGAAAGTTGATCAACAGCATAACCCAGAATGACAAAAAATGCAACTGTGGTTACTGTCCAAAGTGCTTCAATCATCAGAAGACACCGAAGAAGAAGTTGCCAGTGCTAAGATAAGAAATGATCCCAGCAACAAAACCGACCATTGCCCAACGTCCATTAGTACGCTCCTTTACTTGATTGGGGGTGAGCATACCATAGTTCTCATAATACATGGTTGGCTCTTTGGCAAACATATTCTGTTGCCCAAACTCATTAGTTGTTACAGTCATTGTACATTCGTTAAGAATTGTTACACAATTATATAGGAAAAATAAAGGGGTGTCAAGCACCCCTCGCAGTCATTTATACTTATTTTGATCAGGATTTACTGACCAATACGACCAACTGCAAGTCGTGCTTTGTTCAGAACACTTCCAGAAAGAGGAACATATCCAAGGTCATCAGCAATAGATTGTGCCTTGGTGCTTAGAGCATAATTGATAGCAGCACGGATATCATCTGCCTTTGCACCATTACCAGTCTTATATGCAAGGATCCAAGTCAGAGTAGAAATAGGATATGCATTTACACCAGCAGGATTGGGGTTCTCACCAGCAAGGTTTGCATCCAGAGTAATACCATTCAGAGCAGCGGAACCAGTCACAGCAGAAGGTCCAACGAACTTACCTGCCTTGTTTTGAAGTACAGCGGCTTGGAGTTTGTTAGCACGAACAAACCCAGTGTTCACATAACCAATAGCACCAGCAGTGTTCTTGATGGTTCCAGCAACACCTTCATTACCTTTTGAACCAACACCAGTAGGCCACTTGACTGCCTTACCAACGCCAGGTTTCCAACCACCAAAAGCATCCAGAGAGTTAGTGAACGCATAAGTGGTTCCAGAACCATCAGAACGATACACTACCTGAATAGGACCAGCAGCACAACCAAGTGCTTTCCAATCCTTAATGCGTCCAGAGAAAACATCAACGGTTTGCTTCTGGGTCAGTTTCAGTTTGCATTCAGGCTTGTTATAAGCAACAGCAATCGTTCCACCAACCATTGGAATTTGAACAACGCCACGCTTTACCTTTGCTGCTTCTGCTGGTTTGATTGGTTCATCGCTTGCTCCGAAGTCAACTGTGCCCGCAATAAATTGACGAACACCAGCGCCAGAACCAACGGACTGATAATTAACCCTACTCCCAGAAGTTCGTGCATAATCTTGGAACCAGCGTTGATAAATTGGTGCAGGGAAGGTGGCACCAGCACCATTCAAAGTAGATCCAGCAAGAGCAGCAGCAGGAGCAACAACCAGACCAACAGCAATAAAATTTTTGAGTTTCATAAAAGAGTTTAGAAGTGAATTGACTTCGTAAGTAATGATACTGGAAGGAAACCTTAAAGTCCACTAAGGTTTGGTTAAGGTCTCCATTACCTAACAAAAAACCACCCCTCTCTGGGGTGGTTTCACTCAAGTTATGAGTGAGTTATCAGAAACGGAAAGTGGTCTGGATTACACCACCCCAGTTAGAGGAGTTATCAGCAAGACGCTGGTTGTCACTGCCATAGATGATAGCGGGAGTAACACTGATGTTATCAGATACTTGATACTTGTAGAAGACTTCAAGCATTGTTGCCTTCTCAAGGTTTTCACCAGTAGGTGCTTGACCAATAGCAACACCAGCGGAATTACCACCAACAAACACATCTTCCCATTGAAGTCCAGCAAACCAAGACTGACTATCGGTAGCAGAACTAGGAGTGCCACTTACGGTATTCCAACCATAACCTGCAGAAACAGAGGGAACAATACCAGACTTGGTGGGTTGCCAGTATGCATTCAGAGCATAACCGTTAGATGTTTGACCAGGAACCAGAGTACCAGAAGAACCATCCAGACCATTATAAGTACGGACGCGAGTGCCTTCAGTACCGTAACGATAACCAAATGCAGCACCCCAGTTCTTACCACGATAACCGATTTGTGCAAGAGTGTTCAGAGCACCAGTCTCATCAAACTCACCCTTGGAACTATCTTGACCTGCTTGAGCAACATAGTTTACGCCAGCAACAAGACCTTTCTTACCATACTGAACACCAAAACCAGCACCAGTTGCCTTGTTATAGACACCAGGAGTACCAGCAACAGCAAAGAAGTCAAGAATACCGGACTTATATGCAGAAGGCATCCAGGCAATCTCAGTGTTACGAACTGCAGCACCAGCAGTCAGAGTTGCTTTGTTATTGAAAGCAGGGAACTGATAGTACAGACGATCAATAACTACGTTGTTACCAACTTCACTAGAGGTATTGTCTGCTTTATCCAGTTTGAACAGAGAAGAGCTAGAACCAAAAGGATCACTGCTGAAGTTAGCAGAACGCAAACGAGTCTTGAGAAGATCTTTGCCAGTAAATGAAGTATCCAGGTTCAGACGCAGATCATAATTAAATGCGGTGCGAGTGCTATCACCACCTTTGGTATCATAACCAGGAACACCACCGAGAACGAAGTTTGCTTCACCACGCAGTTTGGTAGTGGTGGAGAATTGAGTTGCTTCAAGTTGACCAACCTGTGCTTCCAGTTTAGCAACAGAACCCTGAATAACAGTCAGTTCATTGCGGAACTCATCAGCAAGACGCTTGAGTTCATCGGTGTTTTCGGTTACGCGGTCAAGGCAAGCATTTAGAAGTGCTGCTGCCTCATAACGAGTCATTGCCTTGCCACCACCGTAGGTGCCATTAGGATAACCAGCAACGCAACCATAACGCTCTACAAGGTTGCTGAGTGCCTGATATGCCCAATCGGTGGGTTGCACATCAGAAAGTTGAGAGATGCTTGTAACCTGCTCAGAAGAGTATTGGTTGACTGCTGCCATATTCAGATCTGCGGCATTCGCAGCAACAGGAGCAACCATTCCCAGAGCAACAGGTGCGAGCATCAGTTGTTTGAGTTTCATAAAAATTTTTACTAAACGACTTATTGATTATCTGTGCAAATAATTGCGGCACAGATGTATCAAGGTATGTATCTTAACATTTTCTTTGGGATCAGTCAAGTCCCCTGCTGTGCCGCAGAGTTTTCAGTTATTCTTCCCAAATAAGGATCATAGTTCATATAATCTTTAATATCAATATTAGCACCATTCTGCTCCCAAAATTGAGATAGTGCATTGTAGTTTCCTCTATGAAAAGCATCTATGTGTTCTGGATGAATAGAAGAACCCAATTCAATTCTATAAAGAAGGAGAGGAATAGAATAAGTATTTCCAGAATTATAGATTAAATCATCGGCAACTGGACGTGGTTTCACACCATTATCCAAACGATACTTATCTCCCTTTACATGAAACTTAAGAAGTTTTTCTGCATGATGACGAGTAATCAAATAACAAGCAGTTGAAAAATCATTCACAAACCTTTTATGTAGTTTAACGTGAATGTCTCCAGTGCAGATAATAGCAATTTGCACAATATCCCAATCATAAGGGATATGTGCATAAAAATCTGTCCAAGTAAAGTTCCAATACTTAACTAGATCCAAATTACAATCATCCTCCATGATGATTGCGTATGGACTATCAGAGGTCTCATACCAATGTTTGATTGCTTTGAGATGAGAAGTTACACATCCAATTTCCCCAGAGGTCATCATTTCTGGATAACGACTCGTAATAATATCACTTAGATCATCTTCACGACCATCATATGCAGAGATACGAGTATAGTTTTCTATTTCCCAGTATTTAAACTGAGACTCCATATATTCTTTTCTTTCTGGTTGATCGTCAAGATTAATATAATAAATGGGACCAATGTTTTTAAGTTTGAATGTAGATTTATTTTTATCCAATAATTGATTCATAGCTCAACCCAGAACACCTCTTCATTTGGAATACCAAAAATAATTCTATCATCACATTGAGATTTTACATAATCTTCAACAACATAAACTTTATATCCATTATCAAGAAGATCTAAACATAAACGATATTGCTGACTCTCTGTGATAATATCTGTTCCTTCTTTATAAGAAGCATAATGAAAACAGAATGGTAAATTTTTATCGTTTTTCTTTACAAAATATTCTAACAAAAATCTAGCATGTTCATCATTAAAATTATCTGTTGTTGCGCCAAGATTATATTCTAGTCCTAATTTTTTTGCGTATGCTGCAAAAGAACGATTATCTCTTGGTAGACAAGGACCACCAAATCCATAACCATAGTTTAGATATTTTCTACCAACACGACTATCATCACCAATAGCTGTCAAAACTGTTGAGATTTCATCTTCAAGTCCAGCAAGAGTCATGACCTCACCAACCATATTTGCATAACTAATTTTGGTTGTTAGAAAACAATTGACAGCAAGTTTTACAAGTTCTGCTGCAGTTGTTGACATTATATTGATTCTTGGTTGAGTCTCTTGAATTTTATTATAAAGTTCACAGAGTTCATCATAAACTTCATTTCTCTTTCCACCAATAAGAACCATATCAGCACGTCTCAAATCACGAACGATTGATCCTTGGGCGATAAATTCTGGATTATAGAAAACATCTACACCATATGGTTCCAATTCTTTTTGAAACTCTTCACAATCTCCGGGATTAGTAGTACACCCAACAACAAATGATTTACCATTCACATTTGATTGTTGCTTAATATCGTTAACCACTTGCCAAACAGCAGTTACATCATAATCTCCCGTTGGAAGAGATGGAGTTGCTACCAGAGTATAAATGATGTCACACTGTTTAATGACCTCACTATTACTAGTAGTAGCAGTAAGATTGGTAGATTTTTTTAACAGATCAAGAACTTCAGGTTCATTAGTTTCAATCTGTTTATTTTGCAGTGCTTCAACATAACCATCTCTAATATCAGAGACGACCACTTCATATCCTGCTTGTTCGCAAAGAAGAGCAAAGCAAATGCCAAGTCTTCCTGCTCCGATTACTCCAATTTTCATAGTTTAAACGTGGGAATAGGTTGCATTTTATGTTTGTTTTGGGTATTGAATTTTTTAAGAACTTCAACCGCAGGTCCAGTTCCCAATTCCATCGCCTCTTCAAGTTGAGCGTATGATGCGCCAATCTGATCTTCATCAGTCCGACTATCTTCCCAGAGTCCATCTGTAGGAGGAGCGTCAATAATACGTTGATCTACACCAAGATGTTTTCCAAGTTCCCATACTTCAGTTTTATAAAGATCTGCGATAGGTGCAATATCAACACCACCGTCACCATATTTAGTATAAAATCCTACACCATAGTCTTCAACTTTATTACCAGTTCCAACAACAATACCACTAACGTTTCCAGCAACTTGATACAAGGTCACCATGCGAATACGAGACTTTGTATTGGCGTTTGTCAGATCATTAGAGGTAAACTCCCCATCACCAGTCCAGAAGTCAAAAGAACTGATGAATCTTTCATACACAGAAGAAAGATCAATTCTAATTTTAGTTACATTTTCGTACCTATCTTCCAGAGAATCAGAATAAGAGTCAGACAATTCATCATTTTTCTTATTTGAATTCAATGGCATAGACAAAACATAAGTTGGAAGACCAGTCTCTGCACAAAGAGTAGCAACTACTGCAGAGTCAATACCACCAGAAACACCAACGACAAGAGATTTAATACTAGGATTTTCTAGAATATAATCTCCAATCCATTTAGTGATTTTATTTTTAACTTCTTCGTAATTTGTAATTCTATTCATAATACTACCCAATCAGGACAATAAAGATCTTTAGTATTTTTATCAGCGTATGCAGGACCAAACCACATCTTAGGCGCGATAACTTTTTTATTTGGATTGTTAATCAACCAAGCACCCCACCAACTCAAACTACTATTAGCAATAATAGCATGAGAACACAAAGACATCAAACACAGGTCAGTATATGGAGTAAAAGAACCATCAGCATATTTGTCTTGTGGTTCTGAAATTAAAAATCTATCCCCAGAGAAAAATTCTTGTTCTTTAACCCATTCAGGAGAATCTGAAAAAACAACTACTGGTTGTTCAGCATCAAATTCTGCAAGTGCCTTTTCATAATATTCAAGAGGTTGAACTGGATGCTGATCTCCGCATTGAGTGTAACTCCATTTAAATCCACGAGGATCAACTAGATTAGGATCACCGCGACGAACATGAAGCATGATTGGTTCCTGTCCTTCAAGAGAATTCATCATTTCTTTACATGGACCAAGGTGCTCATCATGAAATGTAAAGTCTTTACGAATTTCGTCAGAAATATGTTTGAAATATTTTTCTGATTGAAAAAATCCATGAAGACTTACATTGTCTGGACACTGATCAAAAAGTTCTTCATCAAAATGAAAGAACCTTTCTTGCACATACTGATAATGATCAAGATAATTTAGATTATCTTCCTTAACAGATTCTAACTTAAAACAATAATGAAGACTGTAGTTTTCTATACCTTTCCTATTATATGGAGGAATGCACCAGTCATATCCATGATGAGATGCAATGCCACGTAGAGCTGCATACTCAAACATTTGATTTCCCAGTCTTCCAAGACTACCAATTTGATTAAATGCCAGCATATTTTTTAAGATACTCTTGTTGTGAATAGTATTCTATTAGTTGTTCTTTATTCATCTTTTGAATTTTTTCCCATTCTTCCATATTAGAAGTCATATGTGGATTATTAAACCAAGAGTTCTCTCCCCTTGCGTGTTCTAGATGATAAACGTAATCATTAATACGTCCTACATTATAACCTAATGTATTAAATCTGTAAAATCTTTCTTTGTCTTCTGGTGCATATGCTTTAAAGTTTTCGTTTTCTAATCCACCATCAATATAGACTTGGCGATTAAAGAATTGAACCCAACCAAAATCGGAAGTGTGAAGTTTTGAATGTTTCTCAAGATAATGAAAATCTTTATTTTGTAAAAAATGAGAAACTATTTCATCAGTTGCTTGAACTTGATATTGATACATTCCCTGTCCGTATGGATAAATCACATCATGAGTATTATAGAGAATGGTTTGATATGCTTCATGATAGGAATCTAATGGAAGAAGAACATCACAATCATAATTAACGACGATTTCAGTTTTTGATTCTGCAACCATCTCATTCAAGACTTTTTGCCTATGGAATAGTGGTTCATTGCTTTCTTCAAAGATATGAGTTACTGCAATCTCTTCATCTAGAATATCATTAAGTATTGGTAAAGCATCCCTAGAAAAAACTGATTCTGAATCTACTTCTTTAATAATAATATTAGTATCAAAGTTTTCTAGAAGGAATGCAGTTGTCGTAATAACATTTCTTAACCTATCCTGAGATTCAATTCGGATAGGAATAATAAAAGTTGCTTTAGTTAAATCAATTTTCATCTGGATATTTTCTCCCACTTGTACAAAATTCTATATGCTTTGATTCCACATAGTCTAACTCTGCCTTATTAACTAACCAACCACCTTCAGGATGATCAATTTGTGCGTCATACTGAATGCCACTAGAACTCATTCTACCAACATGTTCACGATTAGCAATCAACACATCAGTAATAATTTGTGGCATACCAAGTTCAATTCTCATTCTATGATACAACTCAGTATCAATAAGCAGTTTTATATTTTCATCCATGTACATCTTACATTCATTTAACATTGCAATACAAGATGGACTCCCCAGAAGATTTCTACCCTCAAGCATCATATCTGTCCAACGAGGAACACAATGCCTATGAGTTTCTATACCGTCTGTTGTGTGAGTAAATCCATGAAATAACCATTTGCACTCTGAAGTATCGAAAGCATTTTTGATTTTTTCAAGTGCATTATCATCAACAAAAATATCATCTTGATAGATTAATTTAATAATTCTACCTTCAGCATTTTCTAAAGCACAATTTGTATTTGGTGCTTGATATCCTCTGCCATTTGGATTTTGAATATAAGTCAGTTCAAAATCATAATCACATTCTCTACAGAAATTCATAATTTCTGCGTCTTGACTATGATCGGAAATTACAACATCAAAGTCTTGAAAGGTTTGTGTTGATAATGACTTGAATAACTCATTCAAATATTTTACACCCTCACCTTTATATTCATACGTGGGAATGCATACGGAAATTTCAGACATCTAGATACTCCCATCTGTCAATAAAAATATCAGTAGGATCTTCACCATCTGGACCAAACCATAACTTTGGACCAATAACTTTGTTATGTCCTGCCAACCAAGCACCCCACCATGAGAAAGTAGAGTTGGCAATAATATTATAGTTACACATGGACATCAAACACATGTCATGGATGTTGTCGCTTTCAGAAATAAAGAATCTATCTGAAGAGAAGAACTCGTGACCAAATGCCCATGCAGGATCATCAGTAAACACAAATACAGGAATGTCTTTTGGTAGTTTTGAAAGTGCTTCTTCATAATAACTGATAGGAAGCACTGGATGAAAAGTTGGTTTGATTAAATGATCTGTACGACGAACATGAAGTGAGATTGCTTCAGAGTGCCCCTCATCAACAACAATTTCTTTCCAAATATCATCACACAGTTTTTTTACTTCATCACGAAATTCAAAGTCCTTACGAAGTTCTTCTTCAATGTGGAAAAAATATCTTTCTGATTGAAAATACCCATAAAGGTTGATATTATCAGGACAATGTTTTACTAGTTCTTTATCATATCTAAAAGAACTTTCTTGCTGGTATCCTGCATCCAACATTCCAATATTTTTAAGTCCAGACATTTTAAATGCCATGAAGAGTTTGTGCTGCTGTTCTTCATCAACAAACTCAGCATCAGTTTTAGGTCCATCGGGAATAATAAAATCATATCCGCGAGCTGTAGCAATACCTCTAGTTGCTGCGTATTGGAACATTTGATTTCCAAATCTTCCGTTTTTTCCAATGTGATTATGTCCGATCATGTTAATTCAACTCCGGGGGGTAATCTATAATGAAATCCAAATGGTGTAATTCCTTCGCATTCAGGAACTCTTGTTTCTTGTGAGAATCTCACTGCAACTTCAACAGGTGCATACTTACATCCTTGCTCAATGAAGATATGCCTATTATGAACACAGACATTTCCATCCTCATGATAGTTTACCACACCTTCAGGCATCCAGTAAAAGTCACTATTGTTAGTTTCCCAAGGAACTTCTACTTTGGTAGGAACTTCAAGAAACTTTTTACTTCTTAAAGAAAATCCACCATTACCTACGCGATGATGATTACCAAAAGGATCAATATAAGCATCTTCTACATATGCCCAAGGAGCACCAATGTAATCATATTCAAGCCATGTATTATCCCACTTATCTGGGAACAATACAAATCCATCAGGTTGAACAAGAAGACAATGTGAAGTATCTACATGTTCATGCAAATGATAAATGACATAGTAGTTGTAATCATTATAGTTTTTAATATCAGTAACTGGTTCTTCAAGATCAATTCCATCATCTGTAAGAGACGGATTATTTTCAATTTGTTCTTTAGTAGTAATTATTTTAACAGAACCAAAATTAATACCACCCATACTTGTGTAGACTCCCCTAAGAGTTCCACTCAAGTCAGCAGTAGTATCAACGGATATTAAAGTTACATCAGGCAGTTCAATCATAAATCATCACCATAAATGTTTGATTGCTTCTTATACTCTTCCCATTCTACCTTACATTCTTCAGGTGTAAAGAGTTTTCCTTCCCTATCCATATAATAGGTTGGGTAACTATATATGCTACACCCAAGACTCCACCACCCTTGAGATAAGTTATGGTGAAACCAGTATTTGGGTGCAATGCAATACTCTAAAGTTTCACTTGTCCATAAAGGGAAGCAAGAAAAAGTTGATGTAGTGCAAATCACGTTTCTTGCATTCTTAATAGCAACATAATCCCAAGCAACATCAACATGATACGCAGGATACTCCGGTAACATTTGATTTGCAGTTTCTACGTCATCAGTTACAATACAAAACTCCATACTTGGATTATATTCCAACATTCTCTGAATGGCATTATCCCAATACTTACGGGAAACAAATCCACCAGCATTGCCAACCATATCACCACCACGGAAGTTCATAACACAAATATTCTTTCCATTTGTGTCCATGTGTTCATACTCTTTCTTCACCCTTAACCAAGACTTAACAAGATCTAACCTATTTCCAAAATATTCTTCCGATTGAAGATTGCCATAAATTATAGTATTATCTGATATTGATAATAATTTTTTATCAGTTAAACGAATATCGGTTCTTAGTTGGGCATCAGTCCATAAAGCATGACGATACTCATCATAACGCACCAATCCTTCAGGAATTTCTTTGCCGTAATCAAGATCCATAAAGTAAAATCCTTTTTTGTTTACTCTAGAATCTCCAGCATTTCTAAGTCCCCCAATACCAAAATCATATCCAAGTCTATGTGCCAACATTCTCGTTGTCACATAGCAAAATAATTGATTACCTAATCCCTGCCCATGAATAAATTCAGTCGCTAACACGCTTTTTCATCCTCTCAGATACTTCATAATTACCCAACCAAATGGTATATAATGCTCTCTCAATCATTTGACCTTCACCAGATACTCTTGTGTGCCTAGTAAAAGTTCTAAGATTTTCATAGAATATCTTATTATACTTCAAAATGTATTCTTTGGGAACTATGAAATTTGCTCCAGGAGGAAATCTAACATATCTTGGATGAACCGCATCAACAAAACAATAATCAAGGAAATCGTTATAGTTTTTAAAATATTTTGTTGGATGTTTTGAATGATTTAAATACCAACTATCATTAGTTTCCATCCATCCACCTTCACATGAAAACATTGCATAACCATTTTGAAGTGCTGCTTGATTTGGATCATGTTCTTTCCAATCCTCAAGACAAGTAAAACATTTATTATTGATCACTCTGTCAAAGTATTCCTTACTAACATGTCTACCAATAGTGTTACCCTTAAGAAAAGCAACCACATCTGGTAGACTATCGTAATGATCAATAATAAAAGTCATGTAATCACTAATATTATATCCATTGGGATCCCCATTGGTAATATTATACTGTGGATATTTTTCTTTGAGATTAGATGGAGGAAGAATTCCTGAATTGTCATTGTCCACAACACCTCCTGCCCAAGTTTTATCATAGATTAAATGTGGGTTTGGATATTCTGATAACCAACTCAGATCATTATTATAATTTGATATACAAAAAAAATTCATAACGCATTCTTCACTGTAGTGTTATAGAAGTTATTCAAATTCAAACTATTCAGGTCCATTTGTTGTGCTTCTTGAAAAAGATGATCATTATCAATCAGCAATTTTTCTGTCACTTCAACAAAATCCTCAACAAATAATACGGGATAATTTTTAAACAACTCTTGCAGATAAGGATGTTTCTTCATGATAGGAACTCTTCTCATGTATAGAACTTCCCAGTTTCTATGGCAGTCAATAGCATTTCCCCTAGGACAAATCATAAACTTTGATTGAGAAAGATTATAGAGAAACACCGAATATGTTACTCTCTGATCATGAACTTCAGACCAACTTTTATCACGAAACATATCTTTAATACCAAGACGCTCTTCATGAGAACCCTCATTATGACTTACATATAAAAGTCCCGGAGGATTAATAGGAAGATTCCTCATGTATGAAGATAAATCTTCTATTCTATTATCAGATGGAGACATTCTCCTTTGTATTCCATAGGGTGCAGGAATAACTTTCCCCCCCAAAGAAACTGCATTAACAGCGGAAATACATAAAACATTTTCAGGAATCAAATCAAAAATATAATCATCAATGGGAGTGTCTTCAAGGTTAGTAAAAATGATAAATTTTACATCTGGAAAACAAGAACAAAGATGAAGTAAATCATTTTTTTCATGAAGAGAATCAATATATGGACGATCAGACTCAGAAACTTCTTTAATAGTTCTTTTATATAATCTAATATTATCAATAAACAAAGTCATATAATCACGACTTTTCTTTATCTCAAAAACTTTAGAAACAAACTCAACATTGGTTAAGTTTGCCTCCTTCATAAAAGAAGTATAAATCCTTCCCCATTGTCCCGATTGATCCCCAAAGGAATAATCACAAAGTTTTGATAATGCTACACCTTCAATTAGTTCCATGGTTTAATAAACTCTGCATACTTATCTTGATTGTTTTGAATATATTCTGGATAAGTCTCATCAATGGGAACTGCACGATATGTCATTCCTCTATTAAGAGGATCCAATCCCTTCTCAATTTTTTCTTCTGCGTTTGAAACTACAGACTCAATATTGTTTTCAGTATGTTCATATGATGCCAACTTTAGTTTAAAGTTTTCAGCATTACCTAGGAAACTAAAATGCCATCCACCATCTTCAATCTTATAAGCATTTTTGTGATCTTGGCGGAGTTGATCAATTGTAGTGTCTTTCAAATGCTTCCAAGTACAAAGTCTTGATCCCATCCAATCATCTTGATATAAGAAGTTCAATTTATAATAGTAAGCATTGCATACAGTAAGATAATGATTATTCGGATTGAACCAAGACAGATCTTCCAGAATGTATGGATTGATAATCTCATCAGCATCACTAGTAATGATTAGATCATCATCAGTTGCTCCTGCATTTTCAATAGCAAATGAACTATTATTTCTGTTAAAGAGAGCTCTCTGAAATCTAATGGGAAGATCAATAAATTTAGTTCCATAAGGATCAGTATCATTATATGCCACATGATATTTTGTTTTTTGTAGCATGTGGTTGAAATCATTTGGGATTTCTTCTGTCACATAATGAATAATCTTATCATTCCATTTAGAGAATCTATCTTTATTTTCTTGATAGTAAAGTGGTTTTTCATTTCCACTTACAGTGAATGGAGACTCTGTAAGAATAAAATAGTCAACAACATCATTTAAGATGTTAAGACGCATTTCTAATAATTCTAACTCATTGAAAAAAATAAAAGAATCAAATACTTTCATCCCAAAATAACCTCACTAAACTCTACATTTTCATTTGAAAATTGTTTCCACATATCTTCATCAATCACCAAAGGATCAATCCACCAATCTTCGTAGGGATTGCCTTCATTTTTCACATTCTTAACAACTCTTTGATATCCAAGAGATGATAATATTTCCCAGTGTTCTTTCTGAACCTCTTGCCCACCAGCATATAAATCTGTCTCAAATGTAATTACAGAGAATCTATAATCTTCAAGAGGAAGTTTTTTCAAACACTCCAAAGTAATTTGTGGAGGATCGCAATCCAACTGTAAGTAATCAATTTGTTTTGGGTACTTTCTTTCATCAAAAAGATTCTTGTAATCAAACTTAGTTGCATCTGCACAAACACATTGATTCTTTCGTATTGTATTAAAATATTCTACTTTATCACTTTCAATTTCAAAAGAAACTCCTGTCCAATCGTATTGCGATTCTAGAAGATATGAGTTATTAATCACTCTAGGCTTGTCTGCACCAATCTCAACATAAACACCATTTTTCTTTCCATTAAGAATAGAAAGAACAAACATGTCTTGCATTGATTGCGAATAATTATTCTCAATATTTTCAGATCCAGTAAATTTAAACTTTAAACTTTCATAATCACTTTTAAAGTATCTTCTTGAGTTTGGATATTGTCCTTCGTAATCAGTCATTTCCAGTAATCGTAGATGTCTTTTGTAACTTCATATTCCATTTTCTTGACTTTTCTGTTTGGTTGTTTCATAGCCCAAACAAACATAGATTCAATCAGTTCATCAAGATTGGTTTCATCTTTGAAGTCTAACATAGTTTTTGCTTTTGTATGATCACAGTAAGCATGTTTTACTTCATGACGTGGTTCACCGTGTTCAATAGGAACTTCATATCCATATTTCTTACCAATAGTTTGAACTGCCTGAGCAACTTCATTTAAGGTAAAATGTTTATCTGCACCAATATTAAAGATTTCTCCGTCACAATCTGTTAGAAGTTTATCAAATGGTTCCATGTAATACCTGATATCTGAGAAAGCACGAGTCTGTTCTCCATCACCATATACAAGAATTGGTTCACCATTCAATGTCTTGCGAATAAAAATTCCAATCACATTACGATACTTATCCCAAATGTTCTGATAGATTCCCAAAACATTGTGAGGACGGACAATATTATATCTAAGTCCAAACTGTTCATGAGCAAGTTTCAAATCACACTCAACAGCATATTTTGCAATGCCATAAGGATCAATAGGTTGAGGACGCTTATCCTCAGTAAATGGAGGTTCTTGTTCTCCATACACTGCCATACTTGACGTAAAGATAAACTTAGTGTCATGAGCAATACACTCATTGATCAAGTTAGCCGAACAAATAAGATTGTTTCTGTAGTTGAAGTTGCGAATAAAAGGAGACAATCCTTCAGCAGCGTAAGCAGCAAAATGTAGAAGAACATCTGGTTTATGCTCTTCAAACAATTCAACTACTTTTTTTCTACGTTCAAGATCAAACTTTGCAAACGTAAACTTTTCTGCTTTAGGAAGAAATGCTTTGTATCCTCCAGATAGGTCATCAATACCAATAACCTCATGTCCATTGGCAAGTAGATGTCTAGTATAATTTGCGCCAAGTAGTCCGGCGCATCCTGTTACAAAAATCTTCATCTATACTCTAAAATAAACTTTCTTTGCTCTTCTGTGTTTTTCCAACTGCAAGGAAAAACTGGAAGATAATTTTCCAACTCCATCACATGCACGTTGACATTACTATTAAACAGCATACTATAATTTAGGTGCTCAGTCAATAACAGATCTGTAGTGAAAAGATTCTGAATATTATTTGAGCATAAAGCAGCTGCCATAGCAAAAGTTCCAACTCCAGATAATGCAAGATTTTTAGCACTCATCAAAGTTGCAAAATCATCTTCTACTGTTGATGATTGAATCTGAACTTTATCAATCTTCATCAACTCATGAATGATTGGATTTTCTTTATCTGGTTCAGTGATTAAAATACACTTTTCAAAAGAATCAATTAGGTTCAAATAATAAATCAAAGGGTTTGGAATGTAGTTTGTTGGTGGATCAAAAATACGATGATAGTTGTCACCACTTCTCAAATGCATTATTACAGTATCATCCCCAATCTCTTCTTTCTTAGGAAGTTTTAGATTTGGTGTAATATATCCTCTACAAACTCTATGAATATTTTCATAAACATATTCTTTGGGTAAACCAATTTCATTACCACCCTCAAGTATACCCTTCTCACAATGAACTAATGGTTCCCAAGAATAAAACCTACCGGAATATTCTTGAGAGTCTTCTTCAACACCGAAGTTGAGTGCAAACTTGCGAATAATATCATGGTCTAATTGCTGATAAAAAGTATCACCTTTTTTCTCAGCGAACATTAAACAATTTGCAACTTGCTGGATATTATTACCAAGTCTACCACTCCAATGAGAAACTGAACATGTCATGGATTAATGATCAACTCATTTTGAATATTATCAATGTCTTGATTCCAATCTACAAAATTGGGATTCTTTGGATTAAAATGAAGATCATTTAACCAATTGCGAATATCAAAAACTTCTTTCCAATCAATATTACTCTTGAACTTTTCAATAGCATCCAATGTTTTAACCTGAACAAAGGTCATACCATAACTTGGAGTATAATGTTCAAGACGAATATTTTCATCTTCATACTGATTCATCTCACGGACACTTCTAGGAAGTCCAAAGAAATCGGTGATGGCAACATCTACACGTTCCCATTGCTTTCCACCAATAACATCGCCCGGACCTTCCCAATGAGAATCATGGAAAATAAAATACCCACCTTCTTTTAGATGATTTGCCCAGAAATAAAGTTCTGCGAGAACTTGTTCTCTTGTGTGAATAGTGTCAACAAAAACAATATCAAAAGGATCTTCATCCCAATTTTTTCCAAGAGTTACACTATCTGCCATGTAACACATGTAGTTTTTATTGACAAACTTTGCGCCGTTTCTTTCAAAACCATCAAACATCAAATCGCATCCACAGACTTGATTATTATTTTCTTCTGCGTTAATTGACATTATAGCGGAAGAAGCTCCCAAACGAACACCTAGATCAATAAATCTAGCGTCCTTCATAGTCTTAACTAAATCAGCAAGAACCCATGCGTTGGATCCCAAATCACAATGAGGTTCATTAATAAAATTTTTAAGTGCGTTTAAATTAGTAGCCATAATTTTTTTTCATCTCCGCAAATACTTTTCCAATACCAGTTTCTAAATTTGTTTTTGGTAACCACCAACCATGAATATAATTGTCTGCTTCATTTCTTTTATCCAGTTGAACACTGTCTTTAGCAAGACCGGGTTTTATTTTAACCTCATATTTACCAATTAAATTAAATTGCCCCTGAATAATTTCAGAAACTCTTTTAATTGAATCAGATCTGAATGATGTTATATGAAGAGGGTCTGTAGATTTAAAGTCAGCATAATGTTCCATGATTGTTTCCAAACCTTCACAACAATCCTCAGCATAGAGAAACTGCCTTTCTTCTGTACCATCTGTCATCATTTCAAATTCACCTTCTTCAAATCCTTTGCGGATGAAGTCAGTGATTACATGAGACTTCTCATGATCATTTTCTATTCCATACACATTCCAAAATTTAACAATCAAACCACCTAAGTTTTGAGTATACATTTCTCCAACTTTCTTCATCACACCATACGGAGAATAACTCATGTTACTCATCTGTGAAGAGGCAAAGATAAATGGTTTACGATATTCTTTCAGATACTGGAATACATTTGCCATGATCCTAGTATTGTTATTAATAAAATCAAAAGTATGTTGATACTTTTTCAGATATCTAGAACCACCAACATCAAATGCAAGGAAGAAAACAAAGTCAGCAACTCTAATATCATGCATGAGTTTTGGATTAGGAATCTTTCTCAAATCCTGATCTTCTCCATTAACAAAGTCAAATTCAATTACTTCATGCCCTTTGTTATTAAGATATTCTGTCAAATAAGCACCAATTTGACCACCGGATCCCAAAATAAGTATTTTCATTTTGCCTCAATTTGCCCCTTAATCCAATTATAAGTTTTACGAATACCCTCTTCTAATGTTTGAGAATAATCCCAACCAAGTTTTTCGCGAATAAGATCATTATTTGAATTACGTCCACGAACACCAAGAGGACCATCAATATGATTCTTCTCTACCACTTTATCAGCAACTTTAGCAGCAGTATCTACAAGTTGATTGATCGTAACCATTTCCTCAGAACCAATATTAACTGGTCCAATGAATTCAGAATCCATCAATCGGCGTGTTGCTTCAACACATTCATCAATGTATAAGAAGGAACGAGTTTGTAATCCGTCTCCCCATACATCAATTGATCCACCTTTCTCTGGAAGGTAGGCAACTTTACGGCAGATTGCTGCTGGTGCTTTCTCTCTCCCACCTTCCCAAGTTCCTTCTGGTCCAAAGATATTATGATACCTAGCAACACGAACAGGAATTCCGTAGTTGCGATGATAAGCAAAGTAAAGACGTTCGGAGAAAAGTTTTTCCCACCCATACTCTGAATCAGGGTTAGCCGGATATGCAGACTCCTCGCGACAATCAGGATTATCAGGATCTAATTGATTGTGCTCTGGATACATGCAAGCAGATCCAGAATAAAAGATTTTAGTTTTATTAATTTCCTTAAAGTCATTCAATTGACGCTGTGCTTCAAGAACATTCAGATTAATAGAAACTGAATTGTGCATAATGTCTGCATCATTTTCTCCAGTGAAAACAAAACCCGCACCACCCATATCAGCGGCAAACTGATAGATCTCATCAAAGGTATCAATATATTTTGACGCAATGAAATGATAAAAATTCCCAAGATATCCTTTGAACTGAATCACTCTCTCAACAAAAGCAGCATCTCTCAAGTCACCTTGAATAAATTCATTTGCTTCTGTTTCAGAATATTCTGGGTACTTAAGGTCTACACCGCGCACCCAATATCCTTCAGAGCGTAGTCGTTTTACCATGTGACTTCCAATGAAACCACCAGCACCAAGTACAAGTGCTGTTTTTTTATATTGACTCATAAATCAATGATTAATCTCTGTAGTATGTATTATACAAAAAAAGATGGGTTTATGCAACCCATCTTATGTAACTCAGGCTCGCCACTTATTCTTTGACTGGAAATAAGAAACCAGGCGGGAGAGAGTCCCATCCGCACCACTTGCTCTTGAGAGAAGCAAGAAACTCATAATAGGGTCATATTGACTCCACCACTTAGTTTTAAGAAACTAAGAAAAGTTGGGTTAACTTTGATATCTCGGAAATACCAAAGAATGCACATAAGAATAGCACATCCCAAAGTTTAAGTTTAATGGCAAAAGGTATTGTGAGTAATCCCCCAATAATTTTTATCATCAAACCATACTTAAATTCTCCCCATAACATAGTTTGATAACCAATTATAAGAAGAATGTTTCCAATCCACCGAAGTAAATCAGATTTAGACATAAGGGGTTTGCTCCCGACCAGTGCTGTTATAGACCATCCGTGTCTATTTACTCATCATCATCTTTTACATAACAAGGAACACGATCTGGATCTAACCATTTCGCATACTCAATATCCTCCATTGCAGTAGAACATTGTAGAACATTATCAAAAAGATAAATGTCATTCCAGCGTTTAGTGTATTCGTTCTGTTTTTGCATACGATAATCAGGTTTACCGTTTATTTCTAGGATACCTGCTTCAACGAATCGGTATCCTTCACGTTCAAGAAGAACTTTAGTTTTCATGCAACCTCAACAGATTCGAGATCAGCAAGAACATATTCCATAAGCATTTCATAATCATCCAGAGGATCACCAGAAAATACTACACCTTCGTTTTCGTAAAAGCGACGAACCTTTTTGTAGAGTTTCGGATTCTTTACATCAAGGTAGAATTCACCGTTTGCTGCGCCACGAAGAGTGGAAACGTCTTTCTTGAATTTTGCTGTAAGAGTCATTGTTTTGAATGTTGACCTTAGTATTATAAGGGTTTGACTTGGAGAAGTCAAGGTGGACAGTGTTGTTTCTGTCCTATGCAGGTTGTGGGGATCGAACCCACCTTAGCCGAATTATGAGTTCGGTGCTTTCAACCAGAGAGCTAAACCTGCATGATGGGAATACTGGGAGTTGAACCCAGACTAAGCCCTTATAAGGAGCCCGCTCTAACCATTAAGCTATACTCCCAATAAAATCACGAACCTTCTTCGTGATCGGTATGAATGCGTATCAGTTCGTCACTCACACGAGATTCTATTTCAAAGTTTATGGTTTCATTGTATGGAACTATCACTGCGTTTCTTTCTCCATCAGTAATAATAAAAGATTCACCATTCTCTACTCTTTGTATTAAGTTGTCAAAATCTGCTTGAAACTCTTCTACTGTAAATCTTTGGAGATCTGAAAGTTCTGGATACATTTTCATAAAGTGATTATGAATCGGAGTATTCGGATTTGAACCGAAATTATTCCTGCTCCCAAAGCAGGTGCCATGACCAAGTTAGGCGATACTCCGTTACTTATCTCTATGTATATACATAATACCAGCAAAAGGAACGATTGTCAACCCCACTCCACAAAGAAAAAGAAAGAAAGGACTTGCTGCCAGTGTCTCAACTAGATGAAAGATCATCTACCCCTCCAGTGCTTGTATTCATAATACATGTATTGATCCACTTCGTCAAGCCCCTTTAAAGGAGCACTATCATTTCCATTGGACCATTCAACACAAAACTGTTTAATATCATGATTATGTATAACGGAATGACCGTGCATCCTCACAAATGCAGACATGGCAAAGTTGTATTTTTGTTTATTGTGGATATGCATTGTTGAGTCCCCATATAATAAACAAACCAACAAGACCAAAAATAGTCATTGCCGTGAAAATTGTACTACTCATCTTCTTCGTCCTCATAGGTTGATGGTTCTTCAAAGAGTTCATCCATTTTCTGTTGGAGAATTCTTTGGTGCAATTCTTGCAAATCTTCTTCTGTGAATCTAACCACTAGTAAAGGATCTCCTGCTTTAACGTCGTTTAATTCTGGATGTTTTACTTTTGGACTTTTTGAATACCCATAATGAGCATTCATTAGCATCCAACCCTGAACAAACATTGTTAGGGCAATCACCACAAGAACAAACCAAGGAACTAGAAAAATTAGTTCAGAGTGATTTTGAGCCATGGTAGCAATGGAGGAATAACTCCAACCAATCTCAAAAGTCCCTCAGCAAATAAAGCAAGAACCACCCAACCGACGCACATACTAATGATAGAAGCATTACGGTTGTGTCGTCGTATAGCAGCATCAATCATCTCCTGAACTTCAGAACGTGTAATAAACTCTTCTTGTTCGTGCATCATTTCTCGTCTCCAAGAAATTTTGCGAGAGGATCTTTTTTAGTCTTCACAATTTCACATGCTCTATAATAAAACATATTATTGGTGTTGCCAGAGGCTTCAAAAGTTGCCTTGATCTTCACCCAATTTTCATAGGTGTGCTGATCCATAGGTTTATCCCTGTGATACTACTATATACTAATCACAGGAATTTAAAAATCAACTTTTGTGTTCATATTGAAACACTGTTGAAGGAATTGTTAAATTTGTAACTTATCTTAAAGGAAGATCAGGGATTCGAACCCTGGAACGCTATTAACGTTAATAGTTTTCAAGACTATCGCCATCAACCACTCGGCCAATCTTCCAAGTTTAAGTCCTTAACGGACTTCAAAATCAAGTCGTCTTACTTTACGTTGACGACGTGCCTCTTGCCAAGCAATATCTTGAGAAGTAAGCACACTTTTGTTTTGATTTTCTTTTAAAGAGTTTAGCATAATAATGCGAGATAAGTCAACAGCTGAAATCTTATCTCCACGAATTGTTGCCATATTTGGACAACCACAGGTTACTGTTTTAGTTAGGTGTCCTGCTAATTCTTTATTACAATCTTTGCATCTTATTGAAATCATTGCCTTTCATCCTACTCATTGTAAATGAGATCTTAACATCCAAACAAATTTGCCATGAGATTCCATCAAGTCTTGAACCAGATTAGCAGTTGCATATTGCTTTTGTGTTTCCGATTCTTCTGAAATCTCTGCCATTAATTCACAAAACTTGGTGTTATTATCTAGAAGTTCTTGAAGCATTTCTTTTGCTCCAGTTGAACTTGCTGCTTCTTTAATCTGAGTAACCTCAAGCATTCTTGATAGAGAACTTAATGGTTTTACATTTAAGTATCTCATATGCTCAGAGAGTCTGTCAATCTCTTCAAACATAGTTTCATACTGTCCACCAAAGAGTTGATGAAGTTGCGTGAAATCTTCACCAACTACATTCCAATGAAATGCCCAAGTTTTATGAAATAAAACAAAAAGTGATGACTGAGCATCACTTAAGAGTTTAAACAGTTTTTCCATTATACTCTTTTTGTATTTATTTATCAAGTGGGCGATGACGGATTCGAACCGCCGACCTACTCCGTGTAAAGGAGGCACTCTACCGCTGAGTTAATCGCCCGAAACAGGGGAGGCCATCCCCCTGACCTAGAAATATTCTAGGTTTTAGTTGGAAGGAGAGCTCTTGAGGTTATCGCAGGATCACTTCCAACTGCCCCACTTGGACTCGAACCAAGAACCCCAGAGTTAACAGCTCCGTGCTCTGCCAATTGAGCTATAGGGCAATAAATTTAGAACCAAAAGGTTCAGAGCGGAGTATCGGAATCGAACCGACGACATCTAACTTGGAAGGATAGCGTTCTACCGCTGAACTAACTCCGCATGTAGACAATCATAAACTATTTTAGTTTGATTGTCAAGTGTCGATGAAAGGACTTGAACCTTCACAGATTAATCTACTGGAACCTAAACCCAGCGCGTCTACCAATTCCGCCACATCGACTTGTTCCTCTGTCTAGGAATCGAACCTAGTTTCCAAGTGCATTGTCTGCCTGTCCTTACCAATAGACTACCAGAGGATGATGGAGTAA